AGATCAATATTAGGATCCGAGAAATAGGAGCGGACATTGACATCAATCTCGCCAGCGCCACTGTCCCCTGTATTATTAGCGCCAAACAGAAGATTGCCGCTCGTGTCATTAACTTTGACGTAGTTAAGATAATTGAATCCTCTGTATCCAGTGGTGCTAGTAAGCTCCTGGTCAAGCTCAAAATCTTCTTTTGTATTTCCATCAGCAAAAGAGATTCTATTATTCTGAAGTTGCCAGTTGTCAACACCAGCAGCAGCGATGCTAACGAAACCACCTTCATAGGTGTTAGCAGGATCCCAAGAAGTAACATCAAAGTCTTCTTGGTTGAAGGATGCGAGACCTTTCTGAGGACTCAGAGCAGATCCGAGATATCTCCAAGAGCCTGCGTCAGAGGTGTCTGTATGTGTAGGCTCGCCGCCGCCTGCGTTAATATCAAGGATAGCCTCATAAAGGCGAGCACTTGAATTTCGGACCTTATCATAACGAGAATAAGCAATAGCGTTATCATACAAGGCATCTTCAGATCCCTGTTTTGCCGTAGCGATAGGGATAGTCCTTGCATAGGTGAAGCGACCATAACGGTCTGTGGTGAATTGAGTTGTATTAACAGACTCATCACCAGTCAGGTTAACCGAGATCAGAGGTGTATCCAGGTTACCAGTCGGGTTGTATTCACCAACCACAACTGTGGTATCTGCCAAGTCAATGAATGGGTTGGCAGACTGTGCGTTACCATTCTGGACAATAATACGACCACTACCACCAGTAATTGTGCGAGTGGTGATAGTGCCTTCTGCTTGACGAGACATCAGACCAAAAGAGGTCAGACCAGCAATAGATGTCAGGTCACTGTCTAATGGTTGAGCGTCAGCAATACCGAAGTCACTCAGGGTTGTGGGGTTGTCAGCGTCCACAATACGACCACGAGAGTCAACCGTGATACGAGTATATGTGCCTGTCGCGTCTAGGTCTTGCTCGTCGTAGTGGGGAAGTGCCACCACATAATTCAACTCAGCAGTAATGGTCAGGTTTGCGGATCCATCAAACGTGCCACTACCAGACATGTCGCCACCAAGCGAGATTTGTCTAGCGTTTGCGAGTCTAGTTGCAGTAGAAGCGTTACCAACCAGTGAAGCAGTAATGGCACCTGCCTCAAAGTTACCGTCAGCATCTCTCTTTACAAGAGTGTTAGCGGTGTTGGATTCTGTCTCCAGTGGTCGCTCATATTTAAGCGAGTTCCATGGAGTAACACCATCACCGATCTTGATACGAGAGGTATCAATCTCGATTCCCAATTCGCCTTGGGCGAGGATTGGGTTGATGTTTGCCCACTGCTGAGCACCATCTCTTCTAAGTTGAATTCTATTCGCCATTGCTTAAGGATCCTTGCGACTGCACAGTAGCCATCTAAGTTATTTATGCCAAATAAAAAGAGTCCCCGCAGGGACTCAGGAATCACTCGGTTTCTTCCTCGGTCCCCTCTGTCGTTTCTTCGGCAGGGGGATTCAAATACTCCAACGTCTCAATAGCACCCAGGAGTTTTAGGGCAGTCTGCTCATTCTCACGGATCTTTGCAGACAGTGACTTGTTTTCGGAAATAAGATTTTCGTAACGAGTCTTAAAGTTATTGAGAAGCTCTTCTGGAGCCATAGTTTCAGTTTGGGTGGCAGTCATTGATTTTTCTCCAATAATGTCTTCAGCAGATCCTTGATTTCATTCAGATCTGATTTTACAGTTTCAACTTCATTTTGTAAAGCCTCTACCGTGGTTTCTTTCTTCTGCCTCTTGTTGTAGGCAGCCATGTATCTTTCGTATTCTACTTTGTTTGTGTTAATTACAGCATTAGTTTTCGGATCACGAAACCATCCGACCTTGCCTTCAACTGGTTGTAACTGTGAGTGGTCTAACATCTTGACAAGATACCAAATAATAATTAGAATAAGCCTGTGGGTTTCAGAGATCAGCTCTAGTACTTAAGTAGCTAGAGCAATGCTTCTAAGATCAATAATCTGAGGCACAATAGCCTGATTCTTAGATCTCATTACGATCTTCACTTGGAAAGCATTAAACGAAAGACCCGTTTGCTCATAACTGTAATCTCTGAATTCATATACATCAGAAGCAGGAATATCTGCAACAGGGAAGATCTCAGTAAAGTTAACTGTTTCGGGATCGCTGTCAGCACCACTTTCAAATGTCTTGATGTAGACACGGACTTCGCTGCCTTGAGGTTTGTATGCACCAAAGTCAATCTTTAGAGTCCTAGACAGTTGAGTCAGATTTGCGATTCTAGTGAGATAGACTGCATCGTTTTGATCACCAACAGGCTCAAGTGAAACGTTTGACTGAGTGTCAATTTCAGCGTTGATGCCATACTGTTGGGGACCACCTGGCCATTGGTTGATCCTGTTTGACACACAAATCAAAGATGTGCGGTCGAGGTCAACATAAGGAGACAGGTTGGGGTTGTCAGTTGCCAGAGCACAGTCAATACTGATGGACTTGTTACCACCCAGTTTATTGCTCTCATTAACTTTGGAGCAAACCATCTGAGGAGTAGTAAAGTAGTTTTCAGTATTCAACGTGATGTCATAATATTGACCATTGTTAACAAACGATGCTTGATCGATAACAGTGGTGCCGTCACCAACAGAAGTTGCTGTAGTAGTATTTACACGAGCAGAAATACTTGTATCTGGGAAGACCATGTTAGCGATGGAAGGTCTCAGCACTTCAAACTGGAAGTTTTGAGATGCAAGCACATTGGCGCCACCACCACGAATTCCGTTGGTTGCCACCGAAGTTGTATTCAACAGATAGTGATCGATCCAAGGATCATCAATACCATCATGGACTTTGTTGATCTCTGTCAGAGGAATGCCGTCAAAGTTGTAGCATTGAACCACTGCACCAGTGGGGTGATCTGTATCGGTAGTGCCAGCAGCACCTCTACCATTAGTAGCAACAGTGATGACTTGACCGTTGGAAGAGATAGCAGAGTATTGAATGATCTCGTTACCGATAATCAGATAACCAGGGTTGAGGTTGCCAATGGCAGTGCCATTCACAAAGGTGTGGAAACCACCTGCTGCTTCAACGTTGATTGAAGTAGACCCAGCACTCAGAGAAGAAGTGAGTGTTGTCGGGGGCACTTCAGAAACAACGCCGCTAATTTCAACGTTGTTGGTGCGTTGATGCATACAGTGATTCTTGTGATACACCAAGACCTTTCTGTCCTTCTGCTGGTAGGAAGGTGCAGCAGTTGGGAATTGGTTGTATGTGTCACCAGAGTATGCAACGCTAGTAATGGTTGCAGTAACAACACCACCATTCTCAGACAGGGTGTCACTCAGGTCGAATGCCTTATCGACATAGTTAACATACAGCACAGGGTTTGCTGCTGTTGTCACGCCATCGGGGAGAGTGTCACCAGTTGCATAGTATCCAGTAACCGTTGCAGTTGCATTGGAAGTAGATCCAGAAATAATATCTACCTCAGTGGTAGCACCACCAGGGGCACCAGGGCGAGGTGAGAAGTCACCGTTAGAAACTGTAGACAGTTGGAAGATAGCAGTTGACTGGGAAGACTTAATGCCTTGGAATGCATTATTATTGCCATCCAAGAAACCTGCTGCCCATGTGCCTTCAATGTCTGTCAAGGTGATGGTTTCGGGATCAGATGTCGAATCAAATTCCACAACTGTGCCTTCTGCGTTGGAAGGTGTCTGCTTCAGTCTTGCACCAACAGTGTATGTATTATTAGTGCCTGCAGGTAGGGTGAGGACTTGCTCTGGTTGAATCGTGACAAGAGGATTGTTTCTCAACTGCGTGTAACCGCCGTTAGTTTCTCCCATCTCAACGTTTTCGAGAGTGACTGTGCCAGTCAAGGATGTGTAGTTTGCTTTATAGATGGTAAACTTCAAGTCCTCATATTGGTCAGCAGTCCAAGTCGATGCGTTTTGTGACTTGAAGAGCACACCTGCATACGGTTGCTCGGAGATTGTCCTGTTACCAGACTTCTCAATGTCACCCATTCTGGAGATCCAGACTTGATATTCATTAGAGTCTGACAGCAGCACAAAACAATATTCAACCGACTGCTTAATATATACGGGAGATCTGAATTCAAATCTTGTTGGGATTTCAGCACTTTCAGACACCTCAACATCGTTTGCGTTGATTGTGATGTCCGAGAGGGGCAGAATATCCTTAGTGGGATTACCATTCTCCATTGTCCTGATCTGCATAGAGATCGGAATATTGTCATCTCTAGTTCTGAAGAAGATATCAACACCAGTGATGAAGATACCACCCTCTTCGTCAACAATGAAAGATTGTGCCAGGGGGTCATACCAACCGATCTGACGTGTCTCCGTCCTTGTGCCACTAACAATGGTCCTTTCGTCGTTAACTGTATCTCTAACGATCTCAGCGTTTCTGACTGCCAGGATGTTTTCTCTAACAGTTTGAAGAATACCAGATGCTCTGTATTCTGTATCTGCCGAAGAATCCACTGCACCAGCTTCTCTGCTGTTTTGTGGGTTTGTTGTAAATCTAAGGGTCCTTGTGCCAGTTGCCCAACGTGGGTTGGAATCAACCTTGGGGTTGGGGATGAAGAATGTGCCTTTGAAGTTACCAACGTTGTCAGTCAGAAGACGACGATCCTTAACATATGCAGCAGCACCAGATGTCAAACCAACCAGCAACTCACCAATCTTCATATTGCCTTGGAATCTACCATTGGCAGTCTTTGCCATCTCCTCAACATCTACATTGAGATATGGAGTGTTGGATGCATAGGAAGACGGAAGAGTTTCTGTGCCTTGACCATATGGATTGGTCACATAAGCATCATCAGCAGCGGCAACTTTGAGACGCACGTTGCTCTCTGTGCCAATAACAGTTTCTCCAACAACAAACGGAATCTGATTGCTGTTGTCGATTGTTGGGTCGGGTGGGAGCACAACGGAAGGAGTGGAAAGACCTTCGCTTCCCTCTGGACCGATTACATCTCTAGAAATGGTGCTGTTTGTGCCAGACTTGTTGAGCTCGATAACCTTAGGTGTGATATATGCACTCACATCAACGCCATCGAAGAAGCAGTAGATTCTAGTCCTGGGCTTCATTCTATAAACGTCAAATGCCAGGTTTCTGGAGCGAATCCAGGGCACTGCAGTTTGAGACAGGATGCTATCACCCAGAGATTTACGCTCAATTCTGGGGACGATTCTCGTGCGGATACCTTGACGGGACTGGTTAGTCCTGACTTGGAAGGTGCGTCTTTGGTGAATAAATTCCAGACCTCTGTGTCTGGTGCCGACCCAACCACCACCACCATGAGTGCTACCAGATCTGTTGATGATCGTATCAGTAGAAACTAGGGATTCTGAAGACCAGTTGGTTCTCCAACCACCCCATTGAATTGGGGCAAACCCTGTGTTGGGATCGATATCCAACTCTCTGGCAACACTAGAGAAGTCACCTTCAACGTTTTCCACACGAGCAGGAAGTCGATTCGTTTCCAACCAGTCATCTGACGTAGGTGTCAGGTCAATACGACCGATGAAAGTAAACACGTTAAACGGGTTAACGTTTTCACTTCTAGATGCATAGGGTTGTGTGACAACAGCAACGTCTTCATAAGGAAGCATTGCAATGTTTCCAGGTGTCACAACAACATTTTGTGACTTGGTGGTATTGATCTGCAGGGGGACGTTGGATGTGTAGTGCGAAGGACGAAGCAGACCCTCTTGGAAATCGAGAGAGCACTTATAGTCTCCACTGTTAACGTCACCAATCTTATGATCAGTAAAGTCATCAACCACAAAACCATTCTTCAGACGATCGAAACCGTTTTCGTCATAGGATCTGGTAGCATCTGTCTGCACTTCAAGAAGTGACAGGGCAGTGTAATATTCAACGTTATTGATTCTCTTCTCAAGGTCACCAATATCCTTCATCGTATAACGACGAATGATTTCTTGGGTGATTGTAGAATCTCTTTGAGGATCATACATATATGCCTTGTGCTTCATCACAGCAAGACACATGGCATTTTGGATATTCTCTGGCGGTTGAGGATCTTCTGCCGAGATGCCGTAAACCAGCTTCAGTTTATTGTCGTGAGACAGGAAGAGTTTATCCGTCCTGGGCAGATAATATTCGTAGTCGCAACGGAATTCTGTTTCTGCTTTGGGAATATCAAATAGAGTTGCAACTGCTGCAGCACCAGCACCTTGGTTTGTTGTGCTAAAGACACGAGCGTCGAAATCGAGAGTTGCACAAGTAACTTCAAAAGGACCAGTAACTGTGCCATTGCCTGTTGCCAATTCACCAACAGCGGGACGGAAGTCAATTTGATCTCTGACGTTTTTGCTGGATCCTTGCAGAATCGGAGCAGGGATCTGGTCAAAGTCAATACCAGTATATGACTGTGCAGAGAAGTAGTCACCAGATGCTTCATGAATGAAGTAGTCAAAGATGACCATCAGTTGTCTGGTGGGGGCAGTAACACCAGACTTTCTTACAAGTTTGGAAACATTGTAATAGAAAGGTGTTTGTCCATCATTCAAGTTAAAGAGGTCCGTGACCACTTTGCTTCCCTTGACAACGGATCCATCGGCATCATCGATTGTTGCTCTCAGGACATTACCATCAGAATCTTCACCAACGATTTGCTCGCCAGGGTTGAATTGAATATCGTTGAGGTTGACGTTATAGAGTCGCAGAGTTGCGTTAATGAAACTAACAACAGTTGCTCTAGCACCAGATGTAGCACCAGTTACAACTGTGCCAGGTGCAAAGAAGGTTGCTTCGCTCAAGACAACGTAAGGGACTTTTGGTGCGTTATCGTCTTCGGATTCATAAACAGCATGAATCTTGTAGACATCATTCAAACCAAAAGAAATTTCTTGGTCTTGGATTCTTGTGCCATACAAGTTACCATAAAGAAGACCATACTTCTGGATATCATTATTTTTGTTTGTGCGAGTAACTTTAAGAGCACGCATCTTGGATGCAGTCTTAATCTTTCTGCTCACAATATTCTTAGACACCAAAGCAGTCAGTTTGACTGTAGTGACACCCGTAAGACCATCAATCGTGATCGACTGTCTATCGGCACCGAAGGTAACTGTCAGAGTGCCTGCCTCATCCAATGCTTCCAAATCCAGGTTATCTCCAACAGCATATGCAGATCCAGATTGGGCAAGGATTGTCAGTTGATAGTTTTCATCGTCAAGAGATGCAAATTGCTCAGACTCGGGCAGTGCAACTGTCAAACCACCAGACACAACAGTTTTGTTGCTGAATGTGCGATAGACAAAGAATGACTCGTCACTCAGAGACTTCATCGACTGTCTCGGAAGGTCGATGGAAAGTTGACCAGTGGGTTGGGTTGTGTTGAATATGAAAGGACGATATCTGACAACTGTTGTGTAATCGCCGTCTGTGATAGCACCTTTCGTTAAACCTGTGTCCAGCAATGCAGTCTGGGACTGGTAATTAAATACTGGAGTGCCACCGACGTTGTTGCCAGATGTGTGGTTGATTGCAGATTTTGTGATCTTCTTGACCACAAGAGAAATATCACCTTCTGTTGAGGACGCACCATTCGGGCTCAGGATATCACCAGGGCGCAGGTCTTCTTCAAATTTGCTACCCTGCAGACCAATGATATTTTGATTACCTGCCTGATCGATTGTAATAGTTGCGCCTCTAACCACAGAAGTATCATTCAACAACCAGTTGGCAAGGAATGAAACTTGGGAGTTGCTGTTGTATGCAACGCAGGATCTAACATCGTTAACTTGATAACTGAAAACAGCATCAACTGTACCGACAACGCGACCGTCTCTAGTGATAACTTCACCGTCAGTAAAGACACCACTGACTTGCTCAAGACCCACATAAGTGCCACTAATGTCTGTAGTAGCAAAACCTCTGGCGCCAGAAATTCTACCGACCAGAAGATCTCCAGCAGCAACAGTTGCATTACCTGCGACAAAGTTGAGTGCTGTAAACATCTGGATGTCCATCATATAAAGATCCCAGATGCCAGTTGCTGCTTTTTGCAACTGCACGCAGCGTGCCCTACCAATCTTTTGACCAGTTACACTGTTTCCACCATTCAGAGTCCATCCATCATGCAGATCGAGGACTTGATATGCGTCGGCAACACCTTCACCAGTAATATCAGGCCAACCATAGACATCATAAACTTTGACATACTGACCCCATTCAATCGGAATGATTGAGTTTTGGACACCAGTAAAGTCTCTGGGTTTCTTGAGGTCAACATATTGAGGAGTAAGAAACTCTGTCCTATAACCTCTAATGTATGCTTTACCTGGCGACACCTCAATAGCAGCGTATTCTTCGCTGGCAGCTTGACCCTCTCTAGAGGACTGACCAGGACCATAAACGCCGTTATTGAAACCGTCGTCTCTATGCTCTCTTAATTTAACGTCGAATGTATCAATAACATAGTCACCAGACTCTTCATAAGTGCGTCTAGCGAGTGACTTTTCAAGGACAGAGTATGCTGTGTCATTAACGAATTGCTCGATCTTAGATTCTCTGATCCTGACCAATTCGATGAAGTTTTTATCAGTCTCGTCATCAATCGGTTTCTTGACGAGAGTTGTGCTAATCTTGAATCTATGAGATCCAGGAGCAGAATAGTTTGACGTGCCAGCAGCGTTATCATTCAGAGAAGGATCGTCTTCTGGAGTAACAATAGACTCCGAAATTTCAAGACCAATCCTATAAGAAGGGTTATTGCTATACTGGTCGAGGATAATATAAGCAGAAGGAACATTGACAAAGTGACCACGAATAAAGTAAACACCATTGTTAATGTATGCAACCGATGCCACAGCGGAAGCATTAACAGGAAGGAGTTGAGCAAAAGGTGATCCAACCTCAATGAGAGTTGTGCCAAAGGTCAACTCAGATTCGCAAATGAGTTGCTCGTTGTTTTGGAAACCCTTAACACCAACATCAGATGTAGTATCGCCCGAGTCAATATACTTCACATATACTGTGATGTATCCTTTGGAAGATTCTGCAGCAGAAATTGAATACAGGACCTTTGCTCGGATGCCACTTGTCAAACCCGAGATGATCTTGCCATTCAGTTGAGATCTATAGGTTTCAACATCAACACCAAGGAATGCTTGTTGCAGGATGATTGCTTGGACGTTGAGATCGTATCCCACTTGACCAGGGATAACCATGGCACCTTCTTTGAAGAAGTGCTGACCCATGGACTCAATCTGATTCTGCAGAATGCTCTGCATCGTCGTGAGTTCTCTTGCCTGAATTGGGAATCCAGGTCTATACAACACTCGATAAAAATTCTTATCCTTATCGAAGTCGTCGAAATACGGACTAATGTTGAGGTTGGTATTTTGTGGCATCTCTTAGAACTCGATTACGACTTTAATGTCTTCAATTTGGTCACCAGCACGAGTGATGGGACCTCTATTATCTATGTAAATAATTCTTCCCGAATTTGGCTCAATCTCAGGATCGGCATAACCATTAGTAAATGCCATACCCAAGTCATATTCAGTGTTGTTGATAACACGAGTGGAAGTGCCAGATACAATCGGGAAGTTGATATCTGGGTCTCCAGACGTGCCAGAGATAGCACCCACAATCGGGTTACCACCGTCAAACTCTGTGAGACTACCTGTGATCTCAGGGAAAATACCGTCAATTCTATTTTGATAGAATTTCAGGACTTTAGTTGTGCTATTCCAAGAAACAACACGACCACGAGCAGTCACTTGCTGACCACCAACAGTCCTTGACTGAGTAACAATCTCGTCTGTTGTATAGTTGCCAGTAAATGTTGGCGAGAAGATTGCTGCCTTTGTGCCAGACAAAGTTAATTCTGCAGTCAATTCCTGAGTGCCAAATCTATTGGGGTTGAGCAAAAGACCAATACGACGATAATCGTTATCAGTCGGGAAGTCTCCGCTACCCTCATCGTAGGTAAACTTAGTGTTGATCATCACACGATATCCGCCCAACTCTGTGTCTGGGGCAGCACCGTGACCAGTCGGGGGAGGAATGATAACCTCTACGTTAGCACCAGCGCCAGCGCCAGCACCGATACCATTCACCTCGTCAATCACAACCTTACCGAAGGTGTAGTTAGATCCACCAGAAGTCACTGTGGCAGTAACCAACTTACCACCATCAACCACCAGAGAAACACGACCACCAACGCCGTCGCCCTTGATGGGCACGTTTTCGTAAGTGCCGTTGTTGTAACCTGTGCCAGAAGATCCAATAATAATAGTATCGATCTCACCGCCAACTGCATCAGACACAACAGCAGTGTCATTCAACACTGGCATATATTCGTTGGAGAAGAATTTAAGCACCTGTCCCACAGGGATGGTGTAGAGATACTTCCAACGATAACCGTCAGCAGTTGTAATAATAGATGTCGATGTGCCTGTTGGCTCAACCGTGGAAGGTTTGCCGTTGGGGTCACTGGGAGACGTGCCGTTGTAGATACACTTGTAAACTTGATACGATGAGTTAACAACGTAGAAGTCGGCGTCAAACAGTTTAGTTGCACCAGAAGATGCAGTCTTTGTTGAGGAGTAGTCATGACGATACATGTCATAGACATAACCCAAACCACCAGTTGTCTGCTCTGGGGGAATCCAGTTAACACGACGGACAACCTGAATAGTGTCGTTTGCCAAGACTCGCTTCAGGGAGATCATGTCAGCGAAGTCGTCAGAAAACTCCTGCAGAGAGTCTGTCGGATCGGGGGGATCATTCTCATTATCCCAAGACTGAGGGCGACCAATAAACACATAGAGTCTATCCCTGCTTGCGCCAGCATCCAAATCGGACTGGGCGGAATCAGGACCCTCAAGTGATTTGATAAATCGCTTCGCAGTAAAAATTCTAAACTGGTCGGTAAGTAGCGCCATTTAACTAATAGGATCTCCCACTCTTTATTTATGGACTTTATTCATCCTCGTTTCTGAGTCTGTTTGTATACTCTACGACCAACATATTGGTTGTTGCACCAGTCTGTTGACCTAATATTTGCTCGTTAGCAGTAAACTTGACTGCAACTCCAGGAAGGATTGACTGTAGACTCAGATAATATTCCCCAGACTTCTCTGCAGCAACAAAAGAAGTTACAGTTGCAGCAACACCAGACACCTGTCCAACAACAGTCTCTCCAACAACATATGTTGCATTAGGAGACTTGTTGTTTACTCTCAATACGGCGGTCGAGGTGTGTGCATCTCCATCTCCAAGAGCACCAGCACCAATGATTGTTGCCAGTTGTTGTGGAGATCCACCGTCATAAACTTTATCTGCAAGTTGGAATAGTGTCAGGTTGACTCCACCCAACTCCTCTTCAATACCATATTTGGATGATGCAATACCACCGTCAAGATTTGTATCGAATTCAAATTCTGTGCCAGTATTTACCAAGTCGGGGATGCCGTCTCCAGCACCATCCAATTCGTCATCATCTTCAAATCGTCTATTTAGAATTAGACTGAGTGGATTTGTAAATGCAACAATGTCATCCCCAATGGATTCGACAAGGGTGTGTGGAGATACGCCAGTGGCAGATGACTGTGCAGCACCAGCGACAAACTGGATAGATTTGGTTTTGTCGGCAGAATTGCCACCATCAATAAAGGCAAGCTCGTCAACCTCAAAGGTCAAATACAGAGCATGGGATACTGGATCCCAATCATAAACAATAGCAATTCTGTTTGACGCACTGCTCTGATATCTTTTTACTTGGTCGGTAACGTTAAAGATATACTGAGATACGCCATCTGCATCATCTTGCAATGTATCCAAAAAGACCTTCTGGTCATATCTAAAGTTTGTGCCTCTATCGCAACCAGTGAATGATGTAGCAGTTTTACCTGTATATCTAACGATCTCTTTGTTGAGAAGAATTTTACCAGATCCAGGGAAGGGTGCAGTTGTCTGCACATTGATCGTTGTATCACTGGGAGTGACATCCTCAATCAGACCAGTGATATTGTAAAGAATTGAGTTAAGTGACTGTCTGTTTCTTTGCTTCCTAATTAAGTTTGTATCTCTAGCAAAAACAACTTTTGGAGGATTGGTATATCCATTTCCAGGACTATCAATATCAATACTTGTAATTGATCCAAGATTGATATATGCAGTTGCCGTAGCACCCCTACCACCACCACCAATAAGTTGGATGATGGGTGATGTTTCAAAGAATTCTCCACTATTGGTGATGGTAACCCCAGTAACCTTACCAAACTGGTTAACGCCCACAACACCAGTTGCACCATCACCACCGCCACCGCTGATAATGATGTTTGCATCTTCGGGGGTATAGTTTCTCCCCTCTCTTTCGATCTTTAGACCAGTAACACCGCCAGTGACAGGTACCAACTCTGCACCAGTGCCACCGCCACCTATTACTCTTGCAGTTGTGCCGCTGAAGTAGTTATCACCATTTGTTGTGACTTGGATAAAATCCAATTCACCAGTTGGAGTGAGATTGATCTTACCTTTTGCCCCATATGCACCATCATCAGTGCTTTCGATTATGAGACGAAGGGGATCGTAACCCTCTCCAGGATCAATAACCTCAACGGAAAGAATCCTGCCATTGGCAATGACAGGTCTTAAAACCGCTTCTCTGAGCGGTGTGCCACAATTTTGGACTGTTAGTTTTGGAGGATCTGTTGGATCGTAACCCGACCCACCTTCCACAACATAAACGTCTCTAACCCCAAAGACACTATTGAATTGGGGAGAAATTATAGCACCAGATCCAGGGACTGTTCTTGGCATTAGACGACTACGATATTACCGACCATATTGCTATGGACTGTGCATTGATAAACATATGTGGTGCCAGCAGAAAGGCTGTGAGGCACGGTCCAATATTGAATGCCCATTTGGTTTCCTGTGACGCCACTGACTGCAGCTCCACCGTTGGAAACTCTAATCTCCAGCGGGTGGCTGGGAGCATTGTTTTCAAATCTGTATGTAAACCCACGATAGACATAAATCGTGGGATCGGTTTGACCCGAGAATCCAGCACCATTCAACGTATAATCGCTGTTGCTCGAAGCAGTGAATACGATGTTAAGTGCAGGTGATGCAACAGCATCCCACTGATTAACACCGTAAATGATATTCTGACCTTCCGATGCAGACGGCAGTTTATATGCTGTTGTTTGATCGATTGTCAGGGTAGACCCAGCCAGGCTGGTGCTAATTGCAGCGCTACCAGTGATTGTAAATTCATCGGTAGAAGATGTTGCCGTATACGATCCACCAACACTATCGTTAATTGTCTGCAGGACGTTTTGCACCACATTAGGTGATGTGTTGGTGAATGTCAGGTTATTTGCATTGAGGTTTGTCTCAATACCTGTGCCGCCAACAAAGTTGATAGTATCTGTTGTTGTGGTTGCTGTGCGAGTGCCGTTGTCTGCTCCAAAGGTCACAAATACATTCTGATCAGGATCGCCCAGAGCGCCAGTCATATCAATAGTGACTGTATCTCCAGTGATCGTTGTCGAAATATTTGTGCCACCAGCAATAATCAAAGTATCATTTGCTGCAGAGGCAGTTGTCGTGCCCGTATCAGCATTGATGGTTTCAAAAAGGTTTTGTGTAGTGCCACCGCCAGTGCCAGAGTCTTCATCATTAGCAGGCTCCCATGCAGTATTAGTAGCATTCCACTTCAGGACTTGACCATCGGAAGGACCACCATTAACTGTGGTGTCAACATCTGTGAGTGCAGAGATGCCATCGTTTACGTCAAGCAAACGAATCCAATTACCACCATGAGCAAAGTAACCATTGCCAGGATCGTGAGCGTGGGCAAACATGCCATGGTGATCTGCTGCAACTGGGAAAGAAGCAACGTCAGCATAGTCACCAACATACTTTAGGTAACCATCATCGCCATCAATATATACCTTTCTGCTACCCTGACTACCTGCTTTGAAGTCGATGTCTCCAGTAGCGTTTGGCTCAATAACAATATTTCCACTGTCTTCCGAAACAATCTTGAATTCACCAACATTCAAGTCTGCACTCAGTCGATCGAAATGACCCTCAGCAAAGATCGATCCATTCCAACGCAACACTTGCCCATCCAGAGGAGCATTGATTCCAATCTGGAGGTTGGTGTCATTTCCTAATGATGCATATATCTCATCGATAACGGAATTGATTTTAATCGCACCGTCTCGTAGAGTATCACCTGTGCCATCATTAGCAGCACTGCCGACGTTAAGATTTTGCTTTGCCATGGGAGGTAGTTTTCTACAGTGTTATTTAGGTGCCATCAAAGGTTTGAGTTGTGGAGTCAAACGTGGTAGATGTGAAGGATAGGTCAGCACCAGTTTGACCAGCACCACCGCCAAGGACAGTAAGTGTTGCCACATTAGATTCCAAGGGTGAGTTTTGTGCAGGAGCAGGAGCGCCAATGGGTCCACGAATCTCACACTTATATCGGTATCCCGCCATGTAGGACAAGGCAGTGAATGTCAGTGAATTGGATGTTGCTCCTGTGATGACTGCATATGCAAATCCACCATCAGTAGATCTATACCAGCGATAACTGATAGGTCCGTTTTCTGGAAGAATTTGTGCTTGGATGCTGAATGTAACTGATGTATTTGCGTTGACAGAAGCAGACTGTGGTTGGAGGGTAATCTGCAGTGTGGGTGGAGTGACCGTCCCTCCGCCACCTGTGGGGGGTGCAGGAGGCGCTGCAGCACCGTTGTTTGGTGGTTGTGCTATGGTTTCCCTAGTGGTGCTACCAATCATATATGGGAATGCTGGATGATCTACATCGCCAGGCAATGTTGAAAGGAAGTAAGCATATGTCCCACTTGGGAATTCGGGAGTCACGCAGAATCTGCCATTATGATAGTCAAGGTCACCTAGACCCTCTACATACTCCCAGTCCTGCATCAGAGACCCTGCAGGGGGGTTTTGAGCAGTGCTACCATATGCAGGTCTATTTTCTACTTCAATAGATCTTGCACGATATTGGGACTGCATTGGAAGAGTTGTTTGGGATGCCTGCCAAGGATCCTCATAACCATAAGGTCCATAAATGGGAAATCCATCAAATGCAAATCCAACGATCTTTGAGTGACCATCGGGGTGCCTTAGGTTATCTCCGTTAAACTGACTGCCACCGTAGTAGTCGTTATAGTTTGCCATGGAGGCATTGTCTTTCCAGCAATCTAGAAAGTGTGTGTCATGGTAGTGATATTGACCAGTTTGCTCTGGATGACCACCACAGGCATCATCGCCAAAATCTACAGGTGATCCTTCAAAGTGAGCGTTCCAGTTGAAACCCACAGGAGGATTACCGCCATTTCCAGCACTGGGGTTAAAGAAAACAACACCATTAGCAGAAATGCCAATAGCGCCCAGCGGCGTAGCCGACCGCCCGTTTCTTTGGTCGTAGTATGTGTATGTCCTTCCTTCTGCATATGCAATGGTTTGCGACTCTGCAACAATTAAGTCAAGACGATCATCTTCAGCCAACCAACATTCACCAGCGATAGATGTAAATACTGGTCCTCTAAAGATAAACTTTTGCTTTCTTCCATCGGAAAAAACAAAAAGGATGTTATCACCTGGGACAATTTGTCCACCACTAAATATCCCATTGTCATTCAATGACAAGTTGATAGATATCACAAAACCAGTTTGAGCGAATACGTTATCGTCAAACTGTCTGGGGGTGCCAAACTCACCACCTCTATATGTAAACGTCCATTCAAAATCCTGCTCAGTTACACTGTTTGGATTATTTTGATTAGGAAACGTCCCGTATGAAACGGGGGTGGGAAGACCATCCCCCGTTACGGTTAGTTGTTTAGTGCCAGGTTCGTAGCTTGCAGTTGCGGTCATGCGTCGTCGAAGATTTGAGCAGGACTGAAGTTGGCAATGATTGTCGTGCCGATCTGGACCGACAAGATAGCAGAGTTACTGTAGACAGGTGTAGCACCAGCAGCAGTAATTGCCACTCTGTATTCGTCACCATCATCTTGTTGTGTCGTGACACCAGTCGGGAATGTAGAAGCGTTAGCGCCAATGATGTTAGTCCAGGCGGTTTGACCGTATTCCTTCTTCTGCCACTGATAATTCAATGTAGTTGTATTTATCGCACCATCGCTTGCCCTTCTAAATTCAGCAACGACTGTGAATGCAGCATTTTGACCCTGGTTAACTGTCACGTTAACTGGGCTGCTGAGGATAGCGACCAGACCATCTTCAACTACGATCGGGTTGCCCTGATAATCGGTTGCTTCTCCTGCATAGACATCTTGACCGTTGTTGACGGGCTCGCCCACGGGTGAAACAAAATCATCTTCAACGGTATTCTGCACAGCGATGAGTGGAGCACCATATGAAGCACCAGGACTCTTAACTTCAATTCTGGAGATACCCATCATTGGAGTCACGCGAGCGTCAAAACCAGTAGAAGAGATAACCTCAACGTTTGGTTTGGATGTGTATCCGTCGCCAGGGTTGGTGATGTTTGCACTGATCACCTGACCGAGCGTGATGTCGGCAAGTGCTTCAGCGTTACGACCCTTAACGGATCCTGTGTATTCAAAGGTAATCAGGGAGTTGGAAGACTCGATCAGAGCAACCTCACGAGCAAATTCTTCACCTTCAATATTCAATTCATCACCAGTCTCAATCGGAGGCACGACTGTTGCAGAGATCACGTCAGCGTCAGATCCGATGTAGGAGAATCCAACGAATGTAGATCCTGCGCGAGGCACTTCAGAGAAGATAATTCTAGAACCGACAATCTCATAAGAGACTCCTGGCTCTTGAATGATGCCGTTGAGCGAGATCAGGATGTTATTTTCTGGCAGAATTGTTGCCGAAGAAACGCCCTCTGTCAAAGTCAGTGAGTAGAAGATACCATCCAACTTCAGGTTAAAGGACGACTTCAGGGAGTCAAACTCAAAGCTGATATCGTCAAGTTGACGGAGTTTGCCGACGTAGTAACCAATGAATTCGGATCCAACTTCGGGAGGCTCAGTAAACTGAATCTGATCAGAGAATGCTGTGTATGCAGCATTAGGAGGTTGCAGAATGCCATTAACAAAGACCAGCAGGTGACCAGCGGGATCTGGGAAGTATGCCTGACCATTCTCAATCGAGAGTGAGAAATCAGTCTGCACACCATCAAATCCACGGAAGTAGCGGTCAACTCTACCTTCAAGGGTCGAAGCCGTTGTAACTGCAGCAGACCAACCATCATCACCACGGATGGACATGTTATTGTAGAATTCACCAACAACCTGCTCAAGCCAAACTCTTGCAGTAATGCCACTTTGCTCAACAGCAGCGACCTTGCCATATGCGGCATAGTCGGTTTGAGTAACGTTACTAACAGTTGCGTAGATGGAGGGGAAGTTTGTGCCAACGTCAAATTTACCAATGTTGTTGCCAGAGATATTCAGAGCAGCAGCAGTCTCTCCCAATCCCACGGGTTGCAGATTTGCGATCCACAGTTTGTGAGGTGTGATGGGATTTGTTGTTGCATCATATGGTTGATACTTAGTGACGGTGGCAGTGAATCCAGGATTCTTCTGCACAGTGCCTTGGAGGAGTGTGACCTCATCTCCAGGTCTGAATGTGGCAGCAAGACCAGACTCAACAAACGTAGCAGCAATATCCAATTCAATAACAGAGACGCCATGAATGGTGTCATTCACTTCGATAACGCCGTTGGGTTGATAGATGCCCTGCAGATCCAGGATGTAATCTGTCAAACTACCATAGATGATGTCATTGCTTTCCCAGGAGTTTTGGATTGTTTCCACATCCATCACAACACGACCACTTTCATTGCTGATAATAGCGCCAGATTTGTTTACATAAGAAACAATATCTGCTTCTGTGTTATCTGCCTTTTTGAAGATCACATCGCCGTTGGCATAATCGCCAAGGTCAACGTTGATCAACATGCGATCGGTTTGCAACTCAATGGTGCCTTCGGTAGCAGAATCTTCGCCCACGAGGACATCACCAGTGACCCACGCAGCACCTGTCTTGTTGATAACTTTTAGAATTGCATAGGTATTGCTTTCGTAGTAGTTAACTTGAAGGATGGTGCCAATCGACGTATTATCGCCATTTTTGTAGACTCTTTCATTGTTAGTGAATACTGATGTAATAGGATCAGTAAGATTATTAACTCTAATGTATGTGAATGTCTCTTTAACAACTGCAGTGTTGAAGGACTGAGCGGCAATTTCACCATAGACATCAGAAGATGTGCCATAAAGAATATCTGCAGTAATGAATCCGCCTTGATATGGGGTGTCTGTTGGAGGGTTGCCATAAGTGGTAGTTTCTCTCTCAACACCAGATCTCACAACAACTTGGAAGAGGTGTTGATTTGTGTCAGATGTATCAAGAGCAAATGACTGATATCTGGCATCGTGCGTGGAGAATTCGCCAATCTCGAAGAATGAAGCATCAGCATTCAAGACATAGTAATAAACCTGATTGATGCCACCCAGAAGACTGCCCGAAGAAGGAATGTATTGGACAACATCACCACGACGGAAGAAGTTTGCACGATTGATTCTAACTCTAAATTCTGCTCTGTCATATCCAACAGGGACAGTCGGAGTCAGGACCACGAGTTGTGGATCGGTATTCCAGTCGAAACCTTCATCATAAGTGGTGCTGAGGTTAACAACGTCAGTGGAAGGCACGAAGGTTGTTTTTGCCTCAGTTGGGAAGATGGATCTTTCCAGTGCAAACTCAAACGGGTTAATGGAGGAATCCATGTCAAACTCTGTGGACTCTTGATCCCACTCAGGACGATTGGGTGGAATGTAAATGCCAGGAGTTGTGATATAGGGTTGCCAACCAGCAGATGTTGGGCTATAGATGATGGACTTGACGTATTCTCTGATACGAGTCAGATGATAGATTAGGTGCGTGCGAGTGATGTTTTGATAGACAATAAAGTTACCGTCACCATCAAACCAAGAGGAAAGTTTATCAAACGCAGCATTGTTACCTCTAGTGATGATGTCGTAGATCACAGAATCAATAACTTGATCTGCAAAGTCTGCATCACCAGCGTAAGATGGGTAGAAAGTGACAGTTTGATCGTATGCTCTCTGCTTGATTGCCTCTCTGTTGAAGTGGATCAAGCGTGCATCAACTTTGCTGCTGTTGGTGCCAGCACCAAAGGCAGTTTGATACATATCGAAGATGGTAGCGATTGCCTGACGCACGTCATAGCAGCTGCCCTGGTTATATTCCGTGGGGGCAGTATATGTCCCATCAGTCTTAGTGACCGTGGTGCCATAATAAGTAAGACCATTGCCAGCAATACCAGCATCCACGCCTTGAATTAGGATGTCAAACAATGTGTCGATTGCAGTTGCCTGCTGACCACATGCCTGATTCCAATCTGCTTGGTTTGTGCTTCCAACAGAGTAGTCCCAAGTAACGGTGAGATCTCTGATGGGGAGATCGCCAGAATACTTACAAGGCCAGATGTTGGGAAGATCGCCAGAATAACCACCGCCAACTGTCTTAGGATATGTCTGGGCGTTGAGACCAGCAGGATCTGCAACAGTATCAGTGAGGACTTGAATAAGGGCATCTACAGCGTCATCAACGTCAGTGTCGCTAACGGCAGAAGAAATAGCAGTCACGCTATATGTGTTGCCAGCAGAAACAGTCGGATTGCCACCCTGATAGATCTGCTTGGCAATATCTCTAGCAGTATTGAAAATCCAAATGGACTCATTTGCCTGAGAAGTGATGTGTTGCAGATTGCCAGAAGAAACGTAGTATTCTGCAGAGGTGACCATCATGTTATCGCCACCATTTTGCAGGTTCCAGGACATCCAATACAGGATGTCTGCAACGTCATGCATACAATTTTCAGATCCACCAGGAATCACCAGGGAAGGATATTGTGCTTGACCACGCAGCACTGCTTCCTCAGCAATGAAACGGATGTTTCTTTCAATAGATCTTGCAGCAGCAATTCTATTGTCGGAAGCGCCATTTCTTTCGTAGGATTCGTAAGTGTAGGAGTTGTCGTTGTGACCATCGATGTTGAAACGACCAAAACCGTTTCTAATGGTAAGAATTGCCATTTCCTTGGCAAACTTAAACACAGTCTTAGTTGCTTCCTCCTCACCTTCAATGTGGGAAAGGAATCCATCTTCTCTGATATAGAGTTGACCTGCTTCAAAGATTTCAGCGTTGCCACCAAACCTAAGGTCATGGACCAGGGCGCCAAGAATGTCAACAACGTCATCAACGCAATTTTGACGACCACCAGGAACCTGGAAGTCTGCAAACTTGGACAAGTCATTCATCATGCCAACTGCTTCCTTGGCAATGATGTGCTTGTTGCGCTCGATCATATTTGCAGCGTCAACATAGCGATCTGACTGATTTCTAGTCTGATCAAACTGCTCAGGATCCAGAGTAACTGTAGTGTCTCTATATGCACTTCTGGAGGTGTAGATTGCGCTGTAATATTCATCTTGATAGAGTGCAGCAGCTCCATTGCTAGCAGCGGTTTCTCCAGGTCCGAGCAGCAGGTTGTTTGCTGCCTTCATGCACAAATCCTTAGCAAACTCAAATGCTTCAAGCATCGGTTGCAACTCATCTGTGATAAACAGAATTTCGTTGTCGGAATTGAGATAGAAGTCAATCGCAGCCTGTGTTTGGTAGTTGCCACCAGTCTGGAGGTCGGCAATAAGGGCGGGGATGATATAGTCCTTCATGTCCCGAATGCAAGCATTGCGATCGGGGATATTCAGAGTATTGACAGTTTGCCCACCGAGACTAATTGTGTAGAGGTTTTCAATGTAACCGACTGTTTCTTCAGCGATATAATCGCGGTTTTTCCAGATCAAGTCACCAGCATTTCTAAATCTGTGACCAGTAGGAGCAAGCTCATCAGCGATATAATCGCCAAGGGTGTCGAGTCTTGTTTCTACCTGAGTCGTGCCAGAAAGGGTATGGGGGATGCGAAGTTTGGTGGTGTATGTGCCAGACAGATCGGCAGATGCTGTGTTGATCACATACTTGCAGAGTTTGATGACTTCTCTCCAAGAATAGAGAGTCTGCAGCAACTCACTGCCAATAAACTTCAGATCGCCACCCTTGTTTCTATAGAAGCGTGCGTTGACGATAACGTTGTAGTTACCACCTTCCTTGAGGTCTTGGACAATAGCAGGAATGATGTAATCTCTAGTATCTCTGATGCAGATATTTGTGCCACCATAAGATCCAGCAGCAGCACTGTCACCAGGAATAACAAAGTCGGGATAGTGTGCCTGCATGATGCCGACTGCTTCTTCTGCAATCCAAGCAGCATTCGCAGAAATGATGTCTGCAGAATCTCTGTAGATTTCATTTCCGAGATCAATCTCTTCAATAGTGATACGCTTGTTTTCATAATCAACGGCACCAAGAGTTGCAGAAGAAATGTTAGTGCCAGACAAAGTAGCAATCACATCGCCAGTGCCAACAACAGCGCCTTGCTGAGCATTCAAACCAAGGACAACACCAGTCCTGGTGAAGTCTGTGGTGGTTGGACTTGTGAATGTAGCAGTGCGATCTGCATATCCTTTCCTGACCAGGAAGTTATCGAGATATCCATCAAGGTTATCGCCGCCGCCAGCGTTAGATCCAACATGACATTCTTGACTAATACCATAGTTGTTATTGTCAGCATCGCTGGAAACTTCAGCACCATCAATAAACAACTTTGTCGTTGATGTCTCAGAATCTTTAGAAACTGAAATGTGATACCATGTATCTACCACTAGACCAGCAGATGTTGTCTCAGAAACAGCAGTGCCGTTTCTCATCCAAGAAACTGTGTTGCCAGAGTTAGAAACAATCAGATAACCAGCGGAAGTGTCGCTCACATCCAGTCTATTATCGACCAGAGTAATTGTGCCCGTCAGAGAATTGAATCTGAAGTAACCTTCGATTGTGAAAGATCCATCTTCAAAACCAAAGTCATAGCTACGAGTTGCTTGACGGATATAGGGGCTACCGCCAGAGGTAAACGAATAACTTGAAGTATTGTTTTGAATATTTGTGTTGTAGATGACGTTGCTGATGGAGACATTGTTTGATTCCAGACTGGAGTTTGTAATCAACTCTCCATTTTGGAATGCGCCTGTAATATTTCCACCATAGATCCACTTCAGACCAGAGTTGGACCCCTTGATTGGAGTGGTAGCATTGCTAGTGATACCTCTAAGTGTTTGACCAGCAAAGAAGATCTTATTGCCACCCTCAGCATCTTTGTATGCAAATTTAGTAACACGAATAACCTCACCCGACTGATATCCACCATCGGTGATGATAACCTCAGTGGGAGCAGTGCGGGTAGCATGTGACATGTTACCGTTGGTGTAAGACAGTGTGTAGATGCTCAGAAGAGAATCGACAAGTGCCGTCTCAGTGTTACATGGAGTTAGAGATTGATCTGGTGTGATCGATACATCGAAGAATTGTTTCTTGCCATGGACGCCAGTAACAGCGACTCTAGGATAGAAGTAATCACCACCAGCATGAGTGAAGTGCAGGTGTTGGAGGATGACACTAGATCCGTTGCTGAATGCAGGAGTGCCATCAACTGTGATGCTTAGAGTGCCATTCACTTCATCATAAGTTGCACTCATGACATTGTGGGTTGCTGATGCAGTGCTGACTTTGCCAGATCCAACATAAACAAAGGAATCACCAGGATCCAGAGATACAACAGGGACAGCGACACTGAAGGTATTGCCAACTAGACCAGAAACGGTATGTGCCGTTGCCGAATTCTTGAGACATTCTTTAGCAATAGTTGCAACTTCTGCATAGATGTTTGTAACTTCAGTTGGTGTTGCAGTGGAGTTATCGTATGCGATGGAATATGTGCCAGCATCATAAATTCTGCTGTTTCCACCATAACGAATGTCATACGCGATTGCTTCAATGACATCTTTAATGTCGTCGAGGCAGTCATTGTCATTGCCCGTGGAAATGCTGAATCCAGGGTTTGCTGTCTTATAGACAAACAGACCTTCTGCAGCAATAAATTCCTTATTCTTCAGGAGAAGGTCAGCAGCATCAATGCCATTGTTGCCGCCTGCAGTTGTGGGATCTGCATAGAGACCAACGATCTTAGGACCACCAACACCTTCTGAAGTATAAGAAATAGCACCAGTTAGGTTGTGGGTATTCTCCGCAGCGAGAGATGTTGTGATGATATTTGTCAACTCTCTGACTGTTTGCTGGATATCCAAGCAATTAGTCAGGCTTGTGTTGTTACCTGCGCTGTAGTTTGCGTCATATGTGTAACCAGGAGCAGTGCCACCATAAGATGCAGGATCATTAAGGACTGCCAAGTCCTTAACAAACAGGAGGTTATTCATCGCATAATACATCATGTCTCTTGCTTTCAGCAGTGCTGTAAGAGACTCAGGCACCTCGCCATACAGACCATTCAGCAGATAGTTGCCAGTTTCATCAAAATAGTTTTCAGCAAAGAATTGCGAATTAAACTCACCACCAGAAGCAACATCATTTGCAATGGCGTCAACAAAGTATCCAACATCTCTACGGCACTTCTCTTGGTTTGGTGTGAAGGAAGGCTTGGTCGATGCAGGAATGTCTAGAAGATTTCCAGCAGTCAACGCCTCATCTTGCCATGTGTAAATTGTTGTCAGAGCAGCTCTAACATCAGCACAGGACTCGGGGTCGTTGTTATCTGTATTGGTGCCTGGGGTGCCATATGGATCTCCAGGGGATACATCTGCAGTAATTGATTCATCGACATAACCAACTGCTTGATCACTGCTATTGACAGCAGTCCAAAGACCACCATAGTTATTTGTGATTGCAGATTCGCAGTAAGCCTTTGCTTGACCCAAAGCATAAAGTAATTCAGAAGTGTTTCTGTCGTAACTTACAGTATTTGTATCTGTGAAATACTCATTGATCCACTGCAGTGAATAGAGGTTGCCACCAGAATGAAGATCCAGTGCTACCGTTTCAACCCAAAGTCTCAGGTCGCTCAGGTATCCGTCCTTGTCACCAGATGGTGTTGCAGGATACTGGGTCTTAAGATCATCATATGCATTGTGGATGATCTTATCAATATTTTTAATCAGTAGGCGATAAGCATCTCTATATCTGGAGGTGGTGTTTGTTTGGATATCTCCAGGGTAGTAGAAGTCTGGATGCACAACTGCAATTTCCCTTTCTGCTCTGTCAATGATTTCGTCCTTATTGAGACGAATCAGACGAGCGGCATCATATGCTCTATTGGATGCATTTGTGGTTACATTTCCATAGAAAATGGATCTGTTTCTGAGTTGATCTCCCTTAGCGAAAGATCCTCCAGTAAGATTCTCATATTCAACTTCAGTGCTTCTAACCTCTTCAAAGTCGAGGAAGTCTTCATTGATTCTGGCACTGGAATCTGTTACAGAGACTGGAGTGATGCTGGACTGAGAAATGTCATCAAGAATGATGTTGGGATTCTGAATAGCAACCAGTCTTTCATAAATCAGACCGAAGAATGTAGATCCTTGGTTAATGATAAGAGTGTCAACTGGTTGACCATTGTTGGGATCCAGGTATGGGCTGATGTAGATAATTTGAGCGACAATCTTACTCGTTGCCGAATAGATATACTCATTCAATTTGAGGTCAAAGATACCAGTTTCAAATCTTGCTGTGCCAGATGTCTTACTAACCAACAGTTCGTCAGTCAGGTTACCATCTTCGTCAATGTTTGTGGTTTCGACCAGGGCAGTATCGCCCTCAAAGTTGGTGATAGACTCGCCAAACTTATAGATGCCCTCAGTATTCAAGAGAGTGACGCTTTCAACGATTGCGCTGAAAAGAGTTGTCCTCTTAATCAATTCACTGATCTCGAAAGGACCATCAGTGATGTTGATAACATCAATGTGGAATGTCCCAGAGTCAACAACAGTTGCATATGCCTCAGAGAAGTCTCCAGTAACTTGCTGACCGATGGTCGGGAAAATACCTTGAGGGTCGGTCAGTTGGATTCTATAGACGGGGACAGTTGCAACTCGGATTGTGCGATATTTAACTTGAGATGCTGCCTTGGGTGGCTCATCAAAAACAATTTGACCACCAACAACACTATATGCACTCTGGGGTGCTTGGATCACGCCATTCAGGGTGATAACCAGTTGGTTGGAATTGACAATAACTTGCTCACCCTCCACCGTAATTGGGAAGGTTTTTTCAATTCCATCAAATCTGCCAGAGATGTCATCGATTTTCTTGACGATAGATGTCAAGATTTCCTCAGAAGAAGTCAGTCTCTTATTTCTAAACAGGACTTCAGTGTTGTTGTAGTCTGTGTAGACGGGTTCGGCAGCACCGAAAGATGTAATTTGGTTGACGTTGGAGTACTCGTTAATGTTGACCTGCTTGATAAACTCAGTGCCAACACGACGACCAGAAACGTCCTTACCACCAGTCAGTTGCAGCTGACCAAACAGTTTGAAACCAGCAGGGTGGTTGTTATCCAGAATCTGTTTCTTCCACTTGGTGATGGGAATCTCAGAGCTGATAACGTAAGAGAAGTTTTGGTAGAAGAAGGAGTCTTGGATCTTCTGAATAATCTCAGAAGGTTTACCAACATCATCTGTGAAACGACCAGGAGTCGAGGTCAGGGAGTCAATATTCAACACACCCTTGGCGATGCTCAGGTTGTCGATAATACCAGATGCTTTGGACACCTCACCGTTGATCTTTTCTCCAACAGCAAAGTTGCCTGTATAGTTGACAATCTTCAGGATCTTGGGACCAGACTGCCAACCAGTGTTAGTGGAGACATAACCAGTCGCAGATGCCAATTCGGGGCTGCTGCCTTGATAAATTTTCTCACCAGCAAGGAATCTAGAAGTTGCCACGACTGCTTCTGCTCTACCACCAAAGACCTCAGTCAGAAGAGTCTGACGACCTTCACCTTGAGTCAGGAAAGTGATATAGTCACCAGCAGCTGCTGCCTCTGGTGTCAGAGCAAATCTCAACTGGTCAGAATCCAGACCATCAGCGATTGCATAGTAAATCTGACCTTCAACCAACGAAGTCAAACCAACACTGCTAGGTTTGGGCAGGATGCCAGTCGTTGATCCAACATCATCAGCACGCAGTTGGACTTCAGCAGCAGTGGTAATGCCATGAGGGAAGTTAAACTGCAGATAGTTGAGGTCGAGGTTAATGACATAGTTAAACTCAGACTTCAGAGTAACCACGGGCTCGGAAGAATAACCACTACCAGGATTCTTGATTTGAATCTCATTCAAACGGTTGTTTTTCACAACAGCAACTGCTTCGGCACCTGTGCCACCACCGCCAGAGATGACAACAGCAGGAGCAGAGGTATAACCAGCACCAGGATCAGTGATCTTGATCTCTGTCAGAATAGATGTATTGAAGAGTTGCAGGTTGACTGGGAAGGAAATCTCAGGACGCAGAGTGTAGTCATGGGAATAACCGAAACCAAACTCATTATTCTTGAGTCTCTTGATCTTACCAATGTTTTTACCTGTCAGGAAGACAGAAGCACCGCTACCTTCGCTGGGGATGATAACGCTCAGAGCAGCACCAGATCCAGCGAGAGTGGGTCCAAGAATACCTGTGATACCATCAACATCGATAGATGCTGTTGTGTATCCTTTACCAGGATCGGAAACTTGAGCAGAGGTGATAGCACCAGATCCAGTCTCATCATCAAGAGTAACTGTAATTGTAGCAAGACCACCTTCTCCGTCACCAGCAATAGGCACCTGATAGTAAACTCCAGGTTGATATTCTGTGCCACCATCAATAATTTCGATTCTTTCAATTTGACGGAAAGATGCAATATCAGAAACCACAGGAAGTTTCTGATAGAAACCACCAGGAGACACAAGTTTGATTGTGTTAATCGGACCAATCGCCTTAACGGAAGTGGTGGAATAGTAACTATATGGGTTACCATTTTCATCATCTTGGACCTCAGCGTTAGTGGTCTCTGGCTCAACAAGAAGTGGGAATTTGAATTCGGTTTGACTTACAACCTCAGAGATTTTGAAAGTGCCATCGAAAGGTGTCTTAATGACATCGATGAAGGAATTAGATCCAACGGGGGAATCTGCACCAACTCTTGACGGGTCGAAGTAGTAAGAAATATTGGTAACGTTACCAATGGCAGAGAATTTCACATAAGGCTGGCTACTAACACCAGACACACCAGGGGTGCCAACTCTAGTAATGTTGTTGAAAGAGTATTCGAGTTTATACTGGTTGTCTTGTGCAAACGACAGATAGTAACCGAAGTTTGTGCCATCACTAACGTCAAAGACATATTGATGGTTTCTGATGAAGTTAATCGTGGGATGCTTAGCGTAAATGTTTACACTAGCAATAGTGCCTTGGTCAAATGTTGGAGCACCAGTAGCGGTGTCTCTGATCTTGAAGATGAATTCTCTAGATCCAAAGACTTCTTGGACGAAGAAAGATCCATTAAATTCATCTGCAACAAATCCTTCAGTATAAAGGACTTCATTGACCACATAATTGTGGGGAGTGAGTGATGTTGCGTAAATCAGATCAGTGAGAGCACTGCTGCTTCTCTTGATATCTTTCTTGAGTGTGCAAACCAACTCAACTTTCTTAACCGAGGCGAAACCAGAAATTGTAAGGACCTTTTCCTTATCTGCACCCTGGTCATCGATTGTGATATTTGCAGAGCTGAGAGCGACCACATCACCAGGAATGTAAGAAGATGCAGGTTGCACATCCAGAATTTTGACTTGGTAGTTTGCGCCAGCGTCAAATCCAAGGAATCTTGCATAATCTGAAAGTGCTTCCTCTGTGGATATCCAAGTCCATGTAACACCACCATCGCTAGCATCACCAGTCAGATGGACAGGAGCAGTGTCACCAGATGTGCCAGCAACTGCAACTTCATAGACGTTTCTCTTCCAGAAGACTCTGTATCCAACAGGATACAGGACACCTTCATCCCATCTCTCCATATCAGATCCCAACCACTGAGGCAGGGGATACGGCTCCTCTTGAATATCGATGGTAAATTGACCAGCGGTCCTAATAAACACCCAAGTAATTGATCCGTCACTTACAGCACCAGTTGTATGAGTCGGAGGAGTTACACCAGAGGTGCCACCTGCTTGTGCCTCATAAATTCTGCCACCATAGTAAACTCTATCGCCAGTGGCATATGCTGTAGCAGTTACCCAAAGATCTTCTTCCTCAATACCAACAAACTTACCATCCATGGTATTAACGTCTGTTGCTTCAGTGGATTGGAGAAGCTCTCCGTTATCAAATGTGCCAAAGATCTTACCAATTTTGTATGTTGTGCCAAGACCAGGATTGGTAGTGGTGCCAGTCGGCACATCAACAATAGTGCCATATGCTTGGACAACACCGCTGTCGTTAACTTGCTGAAGAATTGATCCCTTGGTGAATTTAGCGTCTTGATTGAGGGTAAATTCAAAGATGTTGTCGATCTTGCTGTATCCAGCATCTTTAATGTAGAATTTGGGGATGACGTTTGGAGTGACAAACATCTTCTGACCATTCTTCACTGGGACAGTAGAAGACTTGGAGGACAGAGTTTCTTTTGTATTTGTCCATGTATATGTCTGGACAGTGGTATACAGAGACGGAGCATCAGAGAAGTCCAGAAGTTGCAGACCACCAGCACCAAGATCCCACTGATCAACTGCAGGTTGTGTTGTAACCTGAGTCCAAGTGCCAGCAGTAAATTCGGAAATCGTGAGATTGACGTGGTTAGTTGCTTCAGTGAGTGTATAAGTCCCTCTAGAAGTGGAGTGCTGTCTGTCGATCTTGACCATGACGATATCAGAATCGACACTGGTCACTTCAAACTGCTCAGTGGGCAAAGTAAATGCATTCGCATCAGTAAACTCAGCTTTACCTGACATCACAACATCGTCGATGTTGCCTTGGAAACAAAGGGAAGAAGTCTGAGAAGAATCTCCACCAACAGCGATGTCACCAACATTAACGTCAATTAGTGACTGATATGTGATAGCAGGATTGCCATTAACAAATACTGTAAAGTCCCAAACACCAACAGCGGTATTCTCCTTAACTATAGCAATGTGGACCCAAGCACTAGATCCAAATTCAGTATAGTAAGTGTTGGCAGCAGACACACCCACCTGGGTGCCGTTGATGTCCAACTCAACCTTTCCTTGATCAGCGTCACCATTGATGCCATTGATTCTGACCTGACAACCAGTAGAGGAATCAATTTCTGTAATGTCGAAGAAAATTGGAGTTGTATTCTGTGCTGCATATTGAGCAGTTGCCATGTTAAACCAACCAGCAACAGTCCAATTCAAAGCCGATGAATCAATGTCAGCATAAAGGAGTCTGTTTGGTGCAGTGAATTTCAGCGACCCTGTGCCAAACTTGTAAATTGCTTCATCGATTGATGCATCTCCAGGCACAGCAATGCTGAATGTGCCAATATTTCTCTTGGTGGTGTCGTAATCGTCATCACTGGCGTCATCAAATCTAAAGACTGCAAACTGCTCTGGGACGAGTCTTTCATTGATGACGATAATGTCACCAGAGTTATCAACAACAGAAGTTTTGTTTCTCGATCCAACCTGATCGGTAGTTTCGATGATGCTTTCATATTGAAGCGTGCCATCAAACTTAAGGGAATGGATGGTTGTTGCTTTTCTATCTTCCGCATAGTCAATAGTAGTAGTAATGACAACGTTGCCGAAGATGTCAACGTGGAAACCAGTTGCATTGATGGAAGTGTAGTCTCCCTGAGGAGTCATAGTTTTGATAAACTTCCAAGCATTTGCATTGTTTACATCAGAAAGAGTAAACTTACCAAATTGAATTCTTTCAAACTTACTATTAGCGTTGTTAAATACATCCCAGCAGATGAATACGTCACCATACTCATCAATTTCAAACTTGGAGTTTCTTACATAACCACCACCGATGGGGGGAATCTGCTTGACGTAATCAACTTCGATGTTTGCCCCATCGAAGAAGAATTCACCATAAATGAGGTTATCTGTATCAAAGTTAACGCCAGTGAAGAAGAATCTGTCATCGGAGATCCACTTGATTTGGTCAATTCTTTCATCACCATTGGAAGAAGCAATCTTACGCTTCTCTTTGATGTCGCCATCATTGTTGGATTGAATGACCCAGATATCCATCGCATCTAATGCGTTAGTATCTGTATAACCAACCAGATAGATTGACTTATTCTGATCCAGATAGATATCACTTACGAAATCCCTTCTGGCAGGACCAGAGATACCTGCGATAGATTTCTGCCACTGTAGAGTGCCTGTGGGGGCATTCTGAGCGTCTCTTTCGGAGATATACTTACCAAACCAGATATCAGGGTTAAATGCTGCGTTGTTGGGATCATATGTTTGGCCTGCAACATAAATGGCGTCGTTTTCTTCTGTGTCATCAACATACAGAGAAACGAATTCCATTCTCTTGACGCCAGCGTTGTTGGGCAGCAAAGTCCTAACCCAAAGCACATCTCCATTGACATCAAACTTAGCGAGGATGCCGAGCATATCGTCATCTTCGGTTTCTTCAAGAGATCCACAAACGTAGTATTCTCTCTTGCTGGTAATTGTCGAATCGTGGACCTGCAGAGTGCCACCATCATTCAGATATTCAGACAACCAATATCTAGTCTTGGTAAACGATTGTGGGTGACTGACACGAATCTGCGGGGGGTCGTTAATATCAAAACCATTACCAGAGTTGATGATATTAAAGGAATCTGCAACACCATCGGATCTGAGGTTAATTGAAAACTCACCATCTTTACCATTGTTGCTGATCAGCTCATAAGTGGGAGGAATGGTCGCTGTATATCCACTACCAGGGATATCAACGGTAACATCTTCAATACCAGACACCACCTTAACTTTGAAAGTCTTGTTGGTGTTGGCGGTGATGGGCTCAGAGTTGACAATGATTTCATCGCCAGCAATCAAATCATGATTCTCAGATGTTGTGATAACACCGTAGGGTCTATCGTTGATGATCTCCTTACTATATGACGTGACTGCAACACCTTTAATCGAATCGATGATTGCCGATGCGCCAAAACCACCTGTGCCTTCGTTGTCAAAGAAAATAGTGTCATTGACCTGATAAGATTGACCAGGGTTTTCAATAACGAAACCATCAATCTGTGCAGTTTCAAACTGAGTAACAGTTTCAATGTCAATATCGACTTTGGACTCTGCAGAAACTTTCGGGAAGTAATCATAAATTTGCAGGGTTGCTTCCTCGGTCATCTCCAGAAGCTCTTGTTGCTCTAGAGCATCGATGATGCCATCCTGATTGCTATCTTGAATCTCAAAGATGATGGGCCAACCTTCATTCTCTGTCGTCAGGACATCAGACTCTTGGTTTGGTTGACGCTCAACATCGATATCAACCTCAACAAAAGGCACACGATATCTAACAACGTCTGTGGGGATGTTTTCTTGAGTTGCACCTTGAGACAGGTTCCAGGAGTCTGGGAGTGAGTTGAATGCTCCACCCAAGATGTATGGAAACTGAGGAATACCTGCATCAGAAGAGTCGATGGTTACAAAGTATGCATAGGTGCCATCGGGATACTCTGGTGTTTTGCAGAAACGACCATTATACTGATCGAGATCACCAGACTGGAAGACATACTCATAGTCGGGCACAAAGGATCCAGCAGGATAGTCCGAAAGCAAAGGACCATCTACCCTAGCGGGGTTTGTATTGGTCAGAGCGTCATAGACGATCTCATCTTTCAGTTTGTAAGATGTGCGAAGTCTTCTGATACCACTGTTTTGGTCAGTGGGATCGCCATAACCATAAGGTCCATAAATCGGGTTGCCGTCATATGCCCAACCCAAGATTGGAGAGTGCTTATAGTTTGTCTCTAATTCTTGGAATCTATTCGTTTCTGCATTGAGGAAGACGTTATCGCCAACCACATAACGCAATTCCTTGGGGTCGGAGAGGTGGGCATATTCACCACCATATTGGTTGTTGAGACCAGTAAAGACGTAACCTCTAGCAACGTCATACTTGGAATTCAACTCATATTCAAAGTTTTTATTCCATTCAAACACCTGCGCTTCAAACGTTGCAAAATCGCCAACTGCTTCAAGTCTAACAGTGGTGTTACCTTGGGTATAGTTAATACCTCTGTTTACGATCTCAATACCAATTACTTTACCAGCGTCTTCACCAGTAGTTGCAATAGTCGCCTTAGCAATAGCACCAAATCCATCACCGTTGATAATGACTCTAGGAGCAGTGGTATAACGTCTACCAGAGTTAATAGTAGCAATAGACACGATACGGCCATTCAGGACGATCGGTTGTGCTAGAGCACCTTCACCAGAGGTCACAGTGACCTTAGGAAGCGATGTGTAACCACTACCAGCATTAGTCAAAGTGACAGACTGGATAGGACCACGAATGTTTGCAATAGCAGTAGCACCCGTGCCACCACCACCAGTAATGGTGATGCTAGGTTGGGAAGTGAATCCACTACCAGGAGATGCAACCAGAATTCTGGTGATAACACCATTAGTAACCACAGCGGTGCCAGATGCACCTGTGCCACCTCCACCAACGATGGAGATTAGTGGAGAAGTTTCATAACCACTACCACCATTTGTGACCTCAAAAGAGGATACGCTACCGTTAACGGTAACAGTTGCAGACGCGCCAGCTCCACCACCACCTTCGATCAAGACTACTGGGGGAGCACCAGCATCATAGTCTTGACCAGCATTTGTAACACTAATACCAGTAAGAGGACCAAAGAGAATTGCCTCAGCAGACTTATATGTCCAAATAGAGACACCATTCACCCATGCACCAATAGCGGTGTTGGGTTTGATCTCTTCTCTTTCTGAAACGGTATTAACAACCCTGGGGATCCTAACCAGTTTTCTCTGGTTACCAGGGATAAGTGCCGATCCAGTAAAGGGTCCAATCTTGTAGTTTGGCAGACCAGATGCTGCCACATACACAAAATTATTGTTAAAGAAGGAGTTTTGAATATTAGTCGTAAACTCGGTAACGACTCTATTGATTGCAGGTTCTGTTGACTTACCTCTATTGAGGTCAACGGAAAGCAGAATATTGCCAACAGGAACAATGTCGCTAGGGGTGTCGATTCTATACGAGAAAGTATATTCATCGATACGAGAAGAAACTTGGAATGTGCCGTTGTAAATAACTGGGTTTGCACCATAGATTGTGACGGTATCTTCCACAAGCAGACCGTGGGGTTGCTCTGTGGTAACAGTTGCAATCTGAAGAAGACCACCAGGCTCGATGTTATCGACCTGAATCAGTTTCTTAACATTGTAGAACCAGGATTCCAGTCTTTGCTCACCAGGGGAGTCGGATCCCAAAGCAGCAACGTTGAGTTTGTCACCTGGCAGGTAGTAAGATCCAGTATCATCCAGAACAGTGCCTGCTGCTTCAGCAATACCAAGCACACGCATCTTCACTTCATTGCTTGTGCCTTTATTGGCATAAATGAAGATATTGGACGAAATCAAAGACCCTGGATCCCAATCTTCGACAACACCATTTTTAGATCTGGTGCATTCGATAAATTGGTTGAGTGATTTTTCCTTATACTGAACTTCTTCAGTCTCAGAAATAAAGAATGTGCCATTTCTCTCTGGCCATCCAATAGTGGAGTCAACAGTGATAATCTGATCTGTTGTAGTCAGAGGCTCGACAAGACGAGTGTTGTATGGGATTTTGAATGTCCCAACAAGTGTTTCCTCAGAAATGACCAATTCGTAAATTGTATCTTCACCTTTAATGATGGAGATTGCATTTTCAACGAGTGCCGAAGCATATTTGACATCCTGGTCAACTTCGTCGGCATATTGGACGATCTCAGACTCAATTAGGTTTACTGCAGACCCAGAAACGATCTGACATCTCAAAATCGTGTCAACAACCCAAGTTGCAGCAGATGGAGAGATGATTTGATCCTTTGGATAAGAAATATCGACTTCTTCACCAAACAGGACCTTAAACAGGAATTTGGCGCCAAGAGCAGTGCCCTTTGCCAAATAGAAGTCACGAATATTCTTAATGACTTCTGTTGGGTTGACCTTGGTCGGATCTAACTCAATAGTGGGGAGATATTGCTTTCTAAACTTCTCAAACAGTTGATAGATGAAAATTGCATCTAGGTTGTGGACAACCGACCCCACTGGGTGAGTTGAAACACGAGTTTGAGATTCTTTTGCAAAGATTTGGTTACCATAGTCATCATATTCAACTGTGGAAGAGACTCCACGCACAACGCCATTAAAGGATGAAGGCACATACTTTCTGCCACTCTCTTCAATGACAAAACCAGTAACTTCATCATATCCAACGTCAACTGATGCTTTGGCAGCACTGGGCTCAGCAATAAAGATTTTGGG